GACTACCTCAGCTCTTATCCATCTGTACCTGAATCCATCAGGTGCAGGGGGTGCATCTAAAGATGACGGTGGAACCCATACCTTTGGTCTTTCAGATTTGGACCTAGATTGGTTCGCACGGGAAGTCTTCATATTATCTTTTTCCATACGCTATACCTCCTTCGTGATATTTAATTGTTTTGCGTACTCTTCGAGTGGCACACCTAATTTTTTAGCTATTGCTACCTGTGATGATGTGAGTTTCACAGTCTTACGGCCTGGCCTAACAACTCGTTTTGCCGAAGCTACCGTTTGCGTCGGTCTATCCGACGTATTGGTATCTTTTATATCAAACTTATTTGGAAATTCAAGCCTTATTCGCTTGTCAACTTCTGCATAATATTCGTTTGATTTAGGGTCGTAACCTTCTTTTTCCACTAGATCCTTATGTATTTCAAAGGCTGTGAATGTCATTGGTCTATCCGTGCCAAACCAACTATTCTTAGTAGCCCACTCTTGAGCTTTAGGATCAGGGTCAGAGGGAAGTTCACTTGGTGTTTCTTCAGGAAGTTTAACCGCATCCGATAGCTGTGTAGGCTTTTCTTCTGCAGGTTTTTGTTCCTTCATAACATTTAGTCTAGCTTCATCAATAGACAATGCAGCAATTCTTTTTTGAGCATTGACTTGTGCAGTAGCATCACCAGATTCTATCGCTCTAGATAGTTCTGATTGTGCCATCTCCATTCCGTCTTTAACTCTTTTTTCAAATTGAGTTACATAATCTTTATTAACTTGACCAAACTTAGAGTCCAAAGTCTGTCTTTTGTTTTCAACTGCTTTTGCATAATCCAAAGCGGCTTTTTCTCTTCGCTCTGCTTCACGCATTTTTCTAGTCAGTTTAGCAATTCTAGCTTGAACTCCTTTACTGTATGTTTCTAATTCGTCATCCTTTTTTTCTTCAGGTTTTGTTCCTTCTTTTAATTCTTCTCTTGGTTCTTCTTTTACTTCTTCTTGTTTCGTCTCTACTGGTTCTTTTTCTTGTTTCTGCGGTTCAGTATCTACAACTGACTCGTCTTTTTGTTCTTCTAGATTAATCTCAGCACCTGGGCCAGATGTGTCTAGATCTACCATTTTATCTTCTTTTGGCATAGTTCCTCCTATGATTAGAATTCATGCAAGATATCCTCTGGATTCTTGATGGTTGCTAAAACTTCGTCGTCGTTTAGCAGACGTATTTCCCCACCTTCTATCTTTATTCTTGATCCAGCGTAACGGGCAAACATCACCCATTGACCCTCTTTGCACCAAGGACCATCAGGATATCTATCCTTGTCCTTGTAACAATCTGGACCCATTCGTAAAACTAAACCACATTGTGATCCCACTTGTTGTCTCTCTAAAGTTGACTCGGCAAGAACTAATCCGCCTTTTGTTTTCTCTTTCATTTTGAAAGGTAAAACTAGCAACCTCCAACCAGTTGGTTGTGGTAGTTTTTCAGAATCTTGTTTTGATTTATCTTTTTTGACTCCTACCAATTCTTTATTCGGTAGTTTTATCTTTGATGTCGATGACTGTTCCATGTTGCTCCTTATCTTCTAGCAGGTTAGAGAGTTCCTGTTTAGTTGCCTCTAGGGCTGTTATCTGTCCTACTATATAGTTATATTTCTCCATGCTGTCAATACCCCCAGACGTTAAAGCTGCTGACAACTCTTCGTTTCTTCTATTCAAATATTTAATTAATCTATTTATAGTAGTTTCTAATTGCATTATGTTTTTCTCACTTTCCTAATCGCTTCTTTACCTCTTTTAAATATGCTAGCCACCTGGCTCTTACCCATAACCTTTGCCCTTTGCTCACCAACCGTGAGGATCTGTATTTTTCTTGCAAATGGTTTGTTGATTCGTTTAACTTTTGCCACAGTTTTACGAGCATCCGCAGGGGTCGCAAACTTAATTCTAACAGTATCTCTAGGATTTTCATCTGTGTATAATCTCCTCCCAGAGCCTTTTGGTTTTTTACCTGTTCCTTCTTTCGGATCAGCCATTTAACATTTCCATCTTCTGCGAGCCTGTCTTAGTCTTGAATTAGGATCTTTAGCAGCTTTTGGAAATTTTTTCATTTGTCCAAGTGATCTTGCACAAAATGATTTACGTCTTTTAGCAGCTTTTGATCCTGGCTTGACTTTTCCAGTGACCGCTGTTTTTAATTTTGAACCAGGATTCATTCTTCTGTAGGCTTTGACCCCAGCTCGTGTCATGCCTGCTCCAGACTTTGTAGGTCTAAAGTTTTTCTTGTTTCTTGCGGGCATAGTGCCCTTTGCAAACATCTGTCTAGACATTTGATTTCTTGCTATCATTACATATACCTCATTCGTGTCATATCTACCATGCCACCCATTGCTTTATCAGTTCTTTTTGCAAAAGTTTTAACGTTAGTTGGTTTTCCACCAACACCTTGTGGTTTACTTCTTTTCCTTGCAACGGCACTCCTCCTCTGAGAGTCTGTCATCCTTGCCGCTTTGGCAGCAGGAACGCACTTTGGATATTTTCTTTTTGATCCACTTGCAGATTTTCTTCCACATTTTTTAAAACCTCCGCCTTTCTTCTTGGCTCCTATATCGACCCAATCTTGTTTGAACCACTCTTTTAAACCACCCATTACGAATTTTTTCCGATGGCTTCTCTGTTCATTCCTCTTTTACAAAGGCCACCGCCTCTTAATCCTTGTCTTTTTAATCTTGCAGTTGCCTCCATTAAACCACCACCCATAGCTTTTGTTCTACCTGTAGCACCAGCTATTTTATCAGCATATGTGATTCTATTTCTTGGTGGGGCTAAAGCCGCAAATTTTTTCTGCTTTGGTGTCATTGGAGTTTTACCTGAACCATCTTTTAGACCAACTCTGCCACCAGAAGCTTTGCTAGGTTTAGGACCTCTGAAGTCTTTTCTTTTTACTCCAGATGGATCTTTAATTTTACCCGCACAAATTTTACTAGCGTAGGCGTTAGCATATGCTGAAGGATATACCTTGAACTTACGCTTTGCTGCCGCTTTTCCTCTAGGACATAGTTTTGTCATTAAGACCTCGCTGTTTGTTTTGCTCGTTTAAAGTCAGATGCTTTTGGTGCACCCTTTGCACCTTTTTTTCGCATCTTGCCACCACGCTTTCTTTTAGCGTGAATGTTTGCATATAGACCTTTACCAGCCATTACTTGTCTTTTTTCATTTTGGCTTTTTTCTTTTTAGCCATAACAAATTTTTTTAATTGTGGTGGAATCTTTCCGCCTTTTTTCATCATAGGCTTCTTCATCATCGCACCGCCACCCATCATCTTTGCTCTGGGTCTGTTACCATAATCGTTTCTCATTATTTTTTTCCTCCGTTTCTAAATATTTGTGTACCCTTTATACCAAAAATGCTGGCTACGACAAGGATCCATAAATTCGTAAACCAACTTGGAAGAGTAGAAAAGTATTCAAAGAATAATTTTACCTTTTCCATCGCTGCTGGATCGTCACTTAGGACTGCCCAGGCCAACACTATAATCGGAGCCGACAAAATTATCAATACAAATTCGTCTTTCCAGTCCGATTGTCTCGCTTCCAATAATTTACCCTGGTAAGCCTCCTCACCTCGGGCCATACGCTCTGCATGCATGAGCTGTGCGTCTGACATAGCCATTTTCGTCTTCTGACGATTAGCATATATCTTACTGCCAGCTTGCAAAGCAATTTTTGCTAAACTGAACCAAGCCATTAGTAAGCCTTCGAGTTTCTTCTTTTTTCAGCCAGCATTCTTTTTTGTCCACCAACTGGCATTTCAGGTTTTCCTGTGCCAATTAAGTTGTATGCTTTGTCAGCAGTAGTTTTAGATCTAGGATCTACCTCTGTTTGCTGATCTTGCACTGCAACTGGCTTAATTTTATCTAGTTTTTGCATTTTTTCTCCTATTTTTTTTACTCTTCTACCTTAATAGCAGTTATACCTTGATTTCCACTCTTTGCAAGGCTTACTCCAGCTCTTAATTTAGCTAAACTTTCGTTTTGATCCATTTTATCTTCAGCTAACTGTCTTGATTGCATTAATTTTGCTCTATCGAGGTCTATTTTTTGCTCTCCTTCGTCTTTTTTACGTTGATTTTCCATTGCACGAAGGTCAACTTCTCTAGCTTTTAATTTTAATAGTGGATCAGAGTCAAATTGTGATGTAATTCTCTTCTCTTCTTCCATAAAATCACCTGTTAGTTCTGCAATCAGCACTGCTTTCCTTGCTTCCATGTCCATAGATATCTTTTGTAGCTGTGCTTGCACTTGTGGGTTCTGTTGTGCCATCTGTTGCATCATAGGTAGTTGCTGAATAGTGTCTGCAAACTCTAATTCTATCTGTTCTTGTGCCATTAAACTAATATGCTCAAGAATATTTTTCTCCAAAGCGGCCATAATAGGAGGATTATTTCTAACCATGTTAGTTGCCATGAAATTTAAGTGGGCTGTAATGTGTGCTCTGTGGTCTTGACCACGAAATGCTTGAAAAGGTTTCATTGCTAACGCATCAATGTGCTCTAACGCTGGGTCTTTTGGTGCGATTGGTGCAGGTGGTGGTAAAATTTTATCAATATCTTTTATACCAAGTGCTTCGTACATTTTTCTGTACGCAGCGTATAGGTTATGAATTTTAGGATTAGATGTTGCAAGTTGTAATTCTGTTTGTGCAATCGTAATTCTTTGTGCCATAGAGAATATATTGGGATCTGCAACTGGTAAAATATCTACTCTGTCATCAAAGTCTAACTGTTTAACTTCTCTTCTACCACCTACTACATCATACGGATAAACTGGCGGTAAATATGTTTTAAATAATTTTGCAAGTAATCTAAACTCAGATCTCATGGATGTGTACAATCTTTTGTGTATTGCAGACATAACACGTGATCCTCTTTCAAGAAGAGCAACTGTTGTTCCTACTGCAGCTCCTTGATTACCATCACCAACTTGCATGTCAGCGATAGCTGCAAATCTTTGACCTGCTTGTACGACTACACCCATTAAAGTTAAAAGTGTTGCAGATGGTTCTTTGTATGGCAACATCATAAATGAATCTCTAATGTTACCACCTGGTGCATCTACATCTTTAAACTCACCTGGTTGTATTGGTGCTGCTTCGTCTCTAACTCTTACACCTCTTTGTTTAAATCCTGCTGGCAGGTTTGATAATGTACCCGCATCCAATAATTGACGGAGAGCAACGGTTGCAGTTCTGCTCAATCCGCCAATCATATGGATCAATCCAAATCCGTAGAATCCTAGTCCTGGCAGAAATTTAAAGTGGACAAAGTAAGGTATTCTATTTTTTCTTGGATCGTCAGGATTAAAGTTCCTTCTAATAGAAAGAACTTTTCGCGAACCTTCTTCTACAGTCACAATATAGGGGAGCTTGATTCCTGTATCGTCTCCATTCGCGTCCTTATCTTCGAAACCTTCTAAATCTAAATTTACGTGGCATTCTAACAAAGTATATACTGGTTCTTGTCTACCAGTTTTTTTAGTGCCCTCTAATTCTCTTTCTTTTGATTCAACTTCATCTTTAGTTGTTGATGGTGTTCCTAATTCTATATCAGAATAAAAACCACCAACTTGTTGTTTTCTTAAATCGTTCTCTGACATTTTAATAACATGCATAATCGCTTCTGCATCTTCTAAAGATGTTGCAGAGTATGGCACAATTAAATCATCAGCTGGCACAAACTTAGACACAGCTCTGCCTAATAAATCATCGTAATAAATTTTTTTAAATGTAGAACCTGCAAGTGGTAAGTGAAATAACATCTGATCAAACTCTGGTTCATACTCGCCCATTTTTTCCATAAGTTCGTAGTTCATGTAATCTTTTACTCTTTGTGCTTGTGCTTCTTTTTGTTGATCGCTGTTGCCAACAATCTGTGTTCTTACTGGTCCTTCTGCTGGTAATAATTCTTTGTAAGCTCCTGCTTGGAACTGTGTTACAGCTTCTGCAAGAACAGGGTGCGTGGCACCTGAAGCTCCTTGAAACGGCTCCGTTCTATTTTCGTATTTAAATCCTAATAGGTCAAGTCCGTCAGTGTAAGATTTTTCCCAATCTTTTCTTGACGCTTTGTAATCTGTGTAGTTTTGAAATAATTCTAATCCGATAGGATCTAAAACATCATCTGGTAATAATTCTGCTAAATTATCAAAGTGGCCTGGTGTACCTTCAATATTTACTTTGCTTGGATCAAAATTTAATTCTACACCGCCGTCTTCTGTTGGTGTAACTTGCACTGGTTCTTTCAGTGCATCTTCTTGTTTTTCTAATTCTACTTCTTTATCAGGTCCTTCAATTTTTACAGAGGTCCCTAACTCGGAAAGAGTTTTATCGATATCTGCCATTATTTACGCTCCTTGATAGGTCTAACATTTTTGGCTACATAAGGCAAGCCGTGTGGTGTAGGGCCTGATTTTGGTGGGGGTCCAGATTCATCGCCTGCCATCTTCATAATACCGCCACCTGCTTTTTTAACTTTAGGTTTAAAAGGATTAACCTCACCGATCATGTCTTTAGGTATGGTGCCTGCACCTGTCGGGACATTGGTTAATTTAGGATCTATTCCCATTTTTAATAATTCTTCTTCTGAATAAGTTTTACCATCTTTAGATAATAGATCTAATATTTCATCAATAGAATCTAAACCAGCTTCATAGTCTCCTTCCTTACCATCATAATCAGGTCTCACTGTACCTTCATCATAAGTGTCTTTAACTTCTACGGGTTTACCTTTGTCGTTAATTATTGTTTCTTTTGGTGTGTAAGTTATTTCTTCTTTTCTAATGATACCAGTCACAGTGTCATACTCACCGTCACCAATATAGTAACTAGATGCACCTTCAGTGTCTTTTGTAATTCTTATTGTGTTTGTATCTAAATTTTCATAGAGAGTGTAATCTTTGTAATCGTAAACTCTTTGTCTTTCGACTGTAGCTGCCTCATCTGATATATCTTTTCCCTTTTTCTTAATTAAGTCTACAAAGTCAAAAAAGTATTTTGGTGTGCCACCTGAAGTAATTATTTCTGGTGCTTGTTTTGCAACTGCTTTTGGTGCAGCTTTAAATAGATTATCTAGTCCTAACATTTTAAGAAGACCAACTGCTCCACCCACTCCTGTCGCTATTAAAAGATCTCTTCTTGTTTGATCTACACCTTGTGTAGCCATTTTGTTTTCTATTTCTTTATTTACTTTATCTGCAGCAGTTGCCGTGCCAACTAAATCTTTAATTTGTTTTGACAACTTAGGAAATATTTTAAATAAAAATAATGGTGTTGCTGGTCCAACTGCCTCTCCTGTAAATTGTAAAAGATCTCCAGTGGTTTTTTGTGGACCTGTTCTTTTTTCTTCTGCGGCTTGTATCGCTTCAGGTGATAAGCCTAACACATCTCCAAGCTTGCCCTCTAGTGCTAAATTTGTAAACTTAGGTTCTAATATCTCCATTGCTGTGTTTAAATCTTCTTTACTAAATTTACTTAGATCAGCTGTTGATGTAGCAAGACTAGCCTTTCCAAAAATGTATGCAGCCGCTAATGGAAACCTAACAGCAAGTTCTGGTATGTTAGCAGCACCTCTTAATGTTTTTTGTGCATAGTATGGATAGGATCGTGGATCAAGAAACTGTGTATTAAACGATTGCATCAAACTTCTATCGCCCTCTTTACCAAGAATCATTTCACCAACACTTGGTTGGTTGTCTTTAAGAAATTGATTTGCAACGTTTGGATTATCAAGAGCGGCTATTGCTTGATCTACAAAAGGGTCAGGTGATCCATCTTGAAAACCAACACGGCCACCTTGTGCTGCCATCATGGTTTGATCCATTTCTGGTAAATCTAATTCACCTGTAAGAGGTCTTTCTGATTGTGGTATGGATTGTAATTGATTAAATTCTTCTGGTGTTAATTGACCACCGCCTTGAAGAAACTGCAAATACGGAGAGCCAGACTCCTCTAATAATCCTGCTAATAAATCAGAATCAGGTTCCCTTGTTTCTGTAATTTTTTCAGGTTCTAAATTTGAAGTATCTATTTCTGGCTTAAAGCTTTTATATCGTTCTTCTAATTCTTTTTTTGATGGAGCTATTTCCATATCATCAACAATCGGCATGGCTTGATCAAATTTTAATTTTCTTAAATTTTCTTTTCTAACATCCATTGGAATTGATGACTCAACTTTTTTAGAATACTCACTTCCAAATGTAAAAGGTTCATATAAATCCTCTTTACCAAAAATTGATGCTATTTCTCTAGGAGCGTTTAAAGTTTGTTCAGCAACCCTTAACGCTGTAGTGTTTGCTAAATCAAAACCTGTTAACCCTTTTGAAGCTTGTTCGGACAAAGTAATTGCATCTAATGGAACTGATGCAAAACCTGCTCCTTTTAATAACTTGGAAAAAGCTCCTCCTGCCTTTGCTAAAGTTGCTGTTACCTCTGTGGGTAAAAAATTTAAATTTATACTACCAGCAAAAGAACTAACCATGGGTCCTTTAGTTTTGATTTCTCCTTTTTTAATTTTTTCTAACAACTCTTTTTGAGTTGTAGCACCTTCAAGATTAGAAAAACCAAATTTATTTTTATTATAAAATTTTTTAAAATCTAATCCTGCATCTTCTAACTCTTCTAACCTTAATGAACCAAAAATTTTATCAGGAGATTTTAACGTTAATTCTGGTAGTTTAATATTTTTTGCTCCCCTTGCATCTAGATCATCTCTTAAATTAACATAGGTTTTTTGTTTAGTAAAATTTTCTACAATTTTCTTTGCTTGCTTAGAATTAGCCCCATGTTTTTTTATAGCTAATTTTAACTTTTCAATTTCTTTTGCCATATAGCCTTGAAATCTAGCTAAAGGCCTTTGATTTAAATATCCGTCAACTAATCTAGAAAAAACAGAATATGGTCCTAATTTAAATCTACTAGATACCTTAACACCTAATATTTCGTCCACATTAAATCCAACTGGATTTTTTGTGCTGTATATAGGAAAACCTTTTTTCTTTGCCCATGTTCTAATTCTTTCCTTTAAATTACCAAAAGTATTTTGTGGTTGACGTAATTGTTTAGATATACTTTTTAAAGCGTTTTTGTAAACTTGCGTTGCATACTGATTATAAATGTTGCCAGCAGATTCATCCATCATTAATCTAAAAATTTTATTGCCTTTCTTTTTATCTATAGGAATAAAATCTAAACCAGCTATTCTATTTTTACTTGCTTCTGCAACCCATGTTAAAGCAGTAACAATTCTACTAGGTGTTAACTTTTTAATATTTTGAATTGATTTAAAAGAAGGCAATTTATTATTTTTTAAAGAATTATTTAATAAAGTTTTACCTTTTCCTTCAGTAAATATTTTTACGTTTGGAACAGTTTGTTTTTCAGGACCTTCTCCCGCTACAGCTGCTTTAATTATTTCTAGAGCCTCTCCTTTTACAGGTTTAAAAAAATATTGCCCTCTTCCAAATTTAAAAGGAGATAGTATTGGATCAGCAAATTTTTTAATGGCTTCAGAAATATTTTTAGAATAATCCACACCTGATTTTAAAACCTCTGTTAGACGACTTGGTCTAGTGGATTCAAAACCGATTAATTTAGCAAACTCAGCTGTTGTTAAATAATTTCTTTTACCTTTTGGTAAAGCATCTCTAGCTTTTTTAATTATGTTTTCTATGTATTCTGGTGTTCCTCTTTCAGATCCACTTTGAAAGTTTTTTCTATCTCCTTGTATCACGCCACCACCTAACGCAAACCTTTCTCGTAGTGTAGGCTCCATAGATTCAAACTGTCGTGTTGCGTAGTTAAATATTACCTTCATGTTAATGAAACTAATCCTCCTTTTGCAAAGCCCTCTTGTGGATCTAGGTCTCTAGGGTGCACACCATTTTCTTCAATGTATTTTAATTCAAGGGAAGTCTCATCACCATAAAGTTCTACATCGTTAAGTGTTTTAATACTTCTGTCTATATTAAGATCTAAATTACTAATGATACCTTCTTGCTTGATGGGTACAACGTCCGCTGACTCTAACGTCTCATCACCTGGTAATGGTTTTGTATCCTCTGGTGAAATTTCATTTCTTACTTTTACAAGGTTTGCTCTCCTACTGTTTTGTTCCATAATTCCTCGAACAATTTCATCTCTATTTTTATAGAAAGGACTATTGCCTGCTTCAATGTTTTTAATGACATCATCAATTTCTTTAATCTCTTGATCAATCTCACCTGGTAAACTGTAGTGTTCGTAAGTGTTACCTGGTGCTTTTTTATTTTTAGGCACGAGTCCCATTTTTCTAAATTCAAATCTGCCTGGATATCTTAGACCTGGCAAGTTTGCATCAAACTGAGGATAGTTAACATCAATATACTTTCCTAATATGTCAAAGGCATCATCGCCGTAGTGATGTCTAAATATTTTTATAGCATCAATTTGAGGATCTGATCCTGTTTTCATAGCGTTATAAATTCTTTGAGATGTTTCAATACGGCCTGCTTCAATCTCGTCTCTTAAAAATTGTCTTGCTAAAGTTCTGTAAAGAGGTGAGTCATCACCATAGCCTTTACCTTGAAACTTAAGTTTACGTTCTTTAAATTCTCTTGATTGTTTTGCACCAGATCTAATGTCTTCTATTTCTTTAATTAAATCATCCATTTTATCCAAAGATTCTTTCATGCTGTCTATAGTTCCATCTTTACCAATGAAAAATTCTTTTAAATCTGTCATCGTAACTTTTTTCTTAGTAAAGATACTATCTCTATAGCTTGTGTAAAGTTTTTCTGGTTCTTTACCAGCCTCAACTAATTCATCAGAAAGATTGTTTACCTTGTTTGTAACTTCATTGTATATCTTCATATTGTATAAAAGATTATCTTTATCCTTTGCTCCAAGAGCTATGTTGTTATCTTTTATAAAATTAAGATCTTTAAGCATGCCATTCTTAATAGCTTCTTGTTCCTGTCTAAATTTATTATATAAATTTTCTGTTGTGCCATCTAAACCTCGCAACACAAAATCAGATTTTAGTGGATTAGATATTTTAGTATCAACAAATGTTAAATCACCACGAACTTTTTTTGTAGCTAATTTTTTTGGA